ATAGAAAAAGTAGGATTAGAAGGTGTTGTTCATATTGAAGAATCTCGTACAGGAGAAACTTACTTAGAAACTGTTGAAGGGTTACAGTTTGAAAGAGGATATAAGTCTCCTTATTTTGTTACTAATAATAGTAATATGACTGCCACATTAGACAACCCTCTAATCCTTATTGCGGATCAAAAATTAACCCAAGTTAAAGAATTATTACCTGTATTAGAAGCGGTATCAGCACAAGCAAAATCATTATTAATCATAGCAGAAGATATTGATAATGAAGCATTGGCAACTCTTATTGTTAACAAAATGAGAGGTACAATGAAAGTATGTGCTGTAAAAGCACCTGATTTTGGTGATAGACGTAAACTAGTATTAGAAGATATTGCTATCACTACTGGTGGGGTAGTATTTGACAAACAAAAAGGAATGAAGCTTGACAAATTCTCTTGGGAGTGGTTTGGTGAAGCTCGTACTATAACAATAGAAAAAGAACAAACAACAATTGTAGATGGAAAAGGAGGAATTGAACCAATTGAAGCACGTATTGAAGAGTTACAACAACAAATCGATAAAGCAACAACGCCGTTCGAAACAGAAAAACTTCAAGAAAGACTCGCGAAATTCACAGGAGGAGTAGCGATAATTCATGTAGGTGGAAACACTGAAACCGAAATGAAAGAGAAAAAAGATAGAGTTGATGATGCATTACATGCAACAAAAGCTGCTATTGAAGAGGGAATAATTCCTGGAGGTGGAACAGCATTATTATATGCTTCATCAGGTTTAGAGGGTAAAACAACGGGTGCAAAAATTGTAATACAAGCTTGTTCTAAACCCTTCAATCAAATTTTAGTTAATGCAGGATTTGATAAAGTTAAAGGTCAAATACTAGCAGATAATCTAACCAACTCAGGTAATGATGCTTGGGCGGGGTTTGATATTAAAACTGATAAAGTTGTTAATATGAAAGAAGCTGGTATTATTGATCCAACTAAAGTAGCTAGAACAGCTTTAGAAAATGCAGCATCAGTAGCGGGTACAGTATTGTTAACAGAATGTACTGTAGTAGATGAACCAAGTGAAGAATCAACTCAACAACAAATTGACCCAATGATGGGTATGATGTAATAATTAATAATTAATAAATAATAAAAAATGACAAAAAATGAAATTTTTGAGATTATTGAAACAAATTTCAATATCTTATCAGCAGAAAATGATGGAACTACTAAAGCAAGTCAAGCACGAGCTAGAAAAGCAGCACAAGCTATTAAACGAGTAATTACGGATTACAAAAAAGCATCTGTGGTTGAATCAAAATAGTTTCGTATCTTATGGCTACACAAATTGAAGAAAAAAATATTTTAATCGCTCGGAGAGTTCCTCCGGGCGATAAATGGAGATTAATTGCTAATGAACCAGATGGTCCTACACATAAATCATTAACTGATACTTTAGAGGCATATATGACCAAAACAGGATTTAAAGGAAATTATAGATTAGAACCATTAAAAAGCAATTTATATGCAATTGATTCTAAAGAAACAGAAGTAATTCCAGAACCAGAAAAAAAATATTCATTATATGGCGAATACGGAGCATAGTTTACTAGTAGAAAAATATAGACCTAAAACATTAAATAATTATGTTGGCAATGAAAACATAAAAAAATCTATATCTGCATATTTAAATCAAAATGATATACAAAATTTTATATTTTATGGTCCTGCTGGAACTGGTAAAACAACATTAGCAAAAATTATTGTTAATAGTTTAGATTGTGATCATTTATATATTAACGCCTCAGATGAAAGAGGTATTGAAACTATTAGGGATAAAGTTTCTAGTTTTGCATCTGTTGCTTCATTTAAGCCTCTTAAAGTAGTTATTTTGGACGAAGCAGATTTTCTTACGATTCAAGCCCAAGCATCACTTCGAAACATAATTGAAACATTTTCTCGTACTACAAGATTTATTATGACTTGTAATTTTGTAGAACGTATTATTGATCCCCTACAATCTAGATGTCAAGTACTTAAAATTGTACCTCCAACCAAAAAAGATGTTGCTAAACATTTAAATTGGATTTGTAATGAAGAATCAATTACACATGAAATAAATGATTTAGTACCTTTAGTTAACCAGTATTATCCTGATTTACGTAAGTGTATTAATACTATACAATTATCAACTGTAGATGGTGGGGCAAATGATTTATATCTTAGTTTAGACCAATCAGTATTAGTATCATCTAATTATATAGATAAAGTAATCAATGCTTTATCAGAGGGATCTAAACATAATAAAATAGATTGTTATAATGATATACGTCAAATTATAGCTGATGCTAATGTAGATGATTTTGATGAATTATTCAGAGCACTATATGAAAGGTCATCTGAATACTTACAAGATAAAGAAGGTACAGTAGCTATTTTAATAAATGAACATCAATATAAAGCAAATTTCCGTATCGACAAGGAAATAAATACAATGTCGTTAATCCAAAATTTAATTAATAATAAATAATTATGCAACAACAAGTACAACAACCCCCAATTGATTTAAAAAATACAACAGCAATTAAAAATTTTGATGGTGGGATTATTTTTCAACAAGGAGTAGTATTAAGAACTGTATCTAAATTTGTAATGGGTACAGATGAAGATGCTCTATTACCAATCCCAGTTTTTTATGATCCATCAACTAAGAAAATTTTAAAATCTTCAGTTCCAAAAGAACTTAGAGAAGAATTGGCTGATGAATTAATGGACTAGGTTTGAAAAATATCTTTGATTGGTTAAAGGCAATTAATACTACCAAACCTCCTGTTGAGTCATTTACTGATAAAGATTGGGAGGTTTGGAATAGTTATATGATTCATAGGTTTTTATCTATGGATCGTTCTAATATTGAACTAATTAACGAAATTCAGGAGATATTACCACAAGAAAAAAAGAAAATATATTCTATTTATAAAGAATACATCCCAAAAAATAATAAATGGAATAAGTATATTAAATCTAAGGTAAAACAACCTAATAAAGACTTAATAGACCATATTAAAGATTATTTTAAATGTTCGAGCAAAGAATCAAAAGAATATATAAATATATTGGATACCCCAGAAATTAATCGTATATTAAATGATAGAGGATTAAATAAAAAAGAAATAAAACCATTATTAAAATGACAAAAGAATTATACACTATGTTAAAAACATCTGCTGAAGCAGATAAAGCTAAAGCATTATTGTCGCTTGAATTACTAGGTAATAAGGCAGTTGGTATTGGAGATCATTCAACCGAAGATTTTTATAAAAATGCTGAAGAAGCACTTATAAATTTAGTTGATGCTGATGATAGACTTACAACACTAGATACATATTTTAACATTAATAGACCAGTACAAGTAAATGGGTGATACAATAACTAAATACCACGAAATGATGAGTGATAGAGAAATTATGGATGCTAAAAGAGGAGTATCAGCAAAATTAGGCATACAAGTATTTGAAAAAGAGTATCCTGAATTATCTAAGGAATTTAAAAAAATACAAAAAGAAATGTATGAAATGTTTGCTCGTAAACATATGGATTATGGGTTAAATAATATTGCTTTGGGCGGAGATATCGTTAATAATAGCGATGATAAACAATTCTCACTAACTGGGTTGTGTATTAGGTTAACTGATAAAATATCACGTTTAAAAAATCTATTAGTAAATGGTAGATCATTTGTTGAAGGTGAAGGTATGCAAGATACATTTATAGATATTGCCAATTATGGAATAATCGGTCTTTTAGTAGGTCGAGATAAATGGAAAAAATAGTTTGGCCAAAAAAATTCCAAAAATTGTAAAGGAGATTAGAAATAATCCACCTAAACCAATTAATTTTGCTTATCAAAAGAATATATCATATTCTCAAATGTCTATCTTTAGAAGTTGTGCCTATAGATGGAAACTACAATACAAGGATAAAATAAAAAGATTCAATTCTTCAATCCATACGGTATTTGGAACGGCTATACACGAAGTAATGCAGCATTATTTAGATGTTATGTATGAAAAATCAGCAGCAGCAGCCGATAGGGAAATAGATATGGAAGAATATTTTCAAGATAAATTTATATCTGAATATCAATCCCAATATAAATCTAATAATAGTGAACACTTCTCTTCAGCTGAAGAAATGAGAGAATTTTTTGAGGATGGAGTAGCTATTTTAGATTGGTTTAAGAAAAAACGTAGTAGATATTTTAGTAAAAAAGGTACATACTTAGTTGGTTGTGAAATACCTATTATAATTGCACCAAATAAAATGTTAAATAACGTATTATACATGGGGTATTTAGATGTTGTAACATATTGTGAAACAACAGATACATTCAAGATAATCGATATTAAAACAAGTACTAAAGGTTGGAATTCATATGATAAAAAGAATGAAGATAAACATTTTCAATTAATATTATATAAAAAATTTTTCTCTGAACAATATGGAATACCTTTAGATAAAATTGAAATTGAATTTTTAATTGTAAAGAGAAAAGTGTTAGATTGGGATGATGAAAAAATAATGTCTCCACATCAAGCATATAGAGTACAACAATTTGTACCACCAAGTGGTAAAATAAAAATAAATAGAGCTAGTAATGCTGTAAAAGATTTTGTAGCAGAATGTTTTAGTTCAAGTGGAAAAATTAAAGAAATAGATTATCCAAAATCACCATCTAAATGGAATTGTACATTTTGTCCTTATGGGGAAGATAAAGAATTATGTGGGGCTGGAGCGCATTTTGAATAATACTTATATATGTATAATAAATGTTTTAAATAATAAAGACTATGACAAATAAAAAACCAATGACACTAACGAGTGTCAAAGTCAAAAGCGATTTATTCGAGAATTTTAAGATTGAATGTGTAAAACGTAAATTTTCTTTTCAAAAACTTGCAGACCGTAGCTTGTTTTTATATCTTACAGATGAGGATTTTCGTAAACAAATTACTAATCAAATTAATCTCGATATAAAAAATGATGAATAAAGACTTTAAGTATATCCCTAAAGATAAAAGGAAAAAAATACTCTTAATATGTGATGATATTAGAGTACATTCAGGAGTTGCTACTGTAGCTAAAGAAATTGTGGTACATACAGCTCAACATTTTAATTGGGTACAAATAGCTGGATCAATTAATCATCCTGAAAAAAATAAAAAATTAGATTTATCAGAAAGTACTAATAATCTATCTGGATTAAAGGATTCATCTGTAGTTTTATACCCTGCTGATGGTTATGGTAGTACTCAAATGATAAGAGAAATAATAAAGATGGAAAAACCCGATGCTTTATTTTTATTTACCGATCCAAGGTATTTTATGAATATTTGGAATATGGAACAAGAAATTAGAAAAAATATTCCAATTTCTTATTTAAATATTTGGGATGATTACCCAGCCCCAATGTATAATAGACCTTATTATGAAGCATGTGACTTATTAATGGGTATATCTAAACAAACAGTTAATATTAATAAATTAGTGTTAAAAGGTCATGAGGGTAATAGAATATTTAGGTATATTCCTCATGGAAAAGATGTTACTAATTTCTTTCCAATTAAGGATAATGATTTAGATTATATTAATTTTAAATCATCTTTATTTAGGGGTAAAAATCCTAAATTTACTTTATTTTTTAATTCAAGAAATATTAGACGTAAACAAATCCCAGATGCAATGATGGCTTTTAGAGGATTTTTAGATTCTCTATCTAAAGAAGAAGCTAAGGAATGTTATATGGTTTTGAAAACAGAAAAAGTAACAGATGCTGGTACTGATTTACCTAAAGTAAAAGAATATCTTTTTGATGAAAATTATAAAAATAATATAATTTTTATAGACCAAAAACTATCAGAACAGCAATTAAATTGGTTATACAATATGGCAGATGCTCATATTTTACTTACTTCTAATGAAGGTTGGGGGTTAGCAAATACTGAAGCAATGTTAGCTGGTACACCAATTATAGCTAATGTTACGGGTGGGATGCAAGATCAAATGAGATTTGTAGATGAAAATGGAAAATGGTTTACGCCAAGTGCTAATGTACCTTCTAACCATAGGGGTACTTATAAAGAACATGGTGAATGGGCATTCCCAGTTTATCCAACATCAAGATCAATTCAAGGTTCTCCTCCAACCCCCTATATTTTTGATGATAGATGTAGATGGGAAGATGCTATGGAAAGAATAAAAGAATGTTATAACTTAGGAAGAAAAGAATTAAAACTAAAAGGATTAAAAGGAAGAGAATGGGCATTAAGTAAGGAAGCAGGTTTTAATTCTAAACACCAGGCAGAAAGAGTTATTGAAGCTTTAGATACATTATTTAATACTTGGGAACCAAGAGAAAAATATGAAATAATTAATGTTAATAATTATAAAGGTAAATTTTTAAATCATAAAATTGTATATTAATGAATAAACCACGTTTTGTAATAAGTTGCCCTTTTGATACCTATTCAGGTTATGGGGCACGTAGTCGTGATATAGTTAAAGCTATAATAGAACTAGATAAATATGAAGTTCAACTTTTACCTCAAAGATGGGGGGAAACTTCATGGGGATTTTGTAAAGATCATCCTGAGTGGGAATTTTTACTAAAATATACTGTCCCTCAAGATTGGCAACAATTTCAACCTGAAATTTGGTCTCAAATTACTATCCCAAATGAATTCCAACCTATAGGAAAGTATAATATTGGTATAACAGCTGGAATTGAATCTACCGCTTGCAAACCAGAATGGATTGAAGGATTAAATAGAATGGATATAAATTGGGTTTCTTCTAAGTTTGCTAAAGATACATTTGAAAAAATGGCTTATGATAAAAAAGACAAAAGAACAAACCAAGTAGTACAACAGGTAAAATTAAATAAACCTATCGAAGTTGTATTTGAAGGGGTAGATGTAACAAAGTATCAACCTATAAAACAATCCGAAATTAAAACTATTAATTTAAAAGATATTAAAGAAGAATTTTGTTATCTATTTGTTGGTCATTGGATGCAGGGTGAATTTGGTCACGATAGAAAAAATGTAGGTGTATTAGTTAAGTCTTTTTATGATGCCTTTAGACATAAAGTAGGTAAAAAACCTGCTTTAATATTAAAAGCGTCAACAGGAGTTGCTTCTTATTTAAGTAGAGATTCTATTTTAGATAAAATTAAAAATATAAAAGATAGTTATGGAGATGCTAGATTACCTAATATTTATTTATTAAATGGAGAATTTGATGATTCTGAAATAAATGAATTGTATAACCATTCTAAAGTAAAAGCAATGGTTAGTTTTACTAAAGGAGAAGGATTTGGTCGTCCTTTATTAGAATTTGGATTAACAGGAAAACCTATCATTGCATCAGGTTGGAGTGGTCATATTGATTTTTTACACCCTGAATATAATGTATTACTATCTGGAAACTTAGAAAATGTACATTCTTCTGCTGCTAATAATTGGTTAATTAAGGAATCACAATGGTTTCAAGTAAACCAAAAACAGGGCATTAGTGCTTTAAAACAAGTTTATAAAAGTTATAAACAATATTTAAAAAGATCTAAAAAGCAAAGACATCATGTTAAAACTAATTTTAGTTGGGATAAAATGAAAGAATTAGTAGGAAATATTCTAGATAAAAATGTTCCTAAATTACCAACACAGATAAAATTAGATCTACCCAAACTTAAAAAGATAAAATAATGAACCTAGATACAATAATAGATTGTCCTAAATCAGGAGGGGATCTTTGTTATAAAACAGAAATAAATAAAGATATAACTAATTTTCTTAGTTTATCATGTGGGTTTTGGACTAACACATTAATGAAAAAAGACTCAGAATTTTATAATGAACAAATTAGTACTTTACCTGAAATATACAAAGATATAGCTTGGAAAGATCCAAAAACAGAATTAATTTGGATCCCAAATACAATTAATATACAAGATAAAGGAATGATATTTGCTGGAGGAAATAATGCTAAAGAATGGGCTTGGTCTGCTGTAAAAGCTATACCCTTAGGTAAAGATGATAAAGCTAAAGTAGAGGGCCAAACACATAAGATGGATATGTCAACAATGAAGTCATTTAAAGAACGTGACTATATAGATGCTCTTTCGTATATTGGAGTCTTACCAGAATAATATGAAAGTACTAGTAACAGGAGGTGCAGGATTTATAGGGTCTAATTTAGTAAAAAGGTTATTAAATGAAGAACATGAAGTCCATTCTTTAGATAATTATTCTACAGGTAATACTGAAGTAAAAGGATGTAAATATTTTAGAGGTGATATTACAGAAATAGATACAATTCATAAAGATTATGATATTATATTTCATTTAGCGGCTCAATCAAGAGTACAACCATCATTTGATAACCCATCTGAAACTTATAGAGTAAACGTAACAGGAACAGAAGCTGTATGTAAATTTGCGCATAATATAGGAGCTAAAATAGTATATGCAGGATCATCATCAAAACACCATAACCCAGCTACTTCACCATATGCTATGTACAAATATTTAGGTGAAGGTGTTTGTAAATTATATAAAGAATCATTTAATTTAGAAATTGAAATTTGTAGATTTTATAATGTATATGGCCCTGGAGAAGCATTAGATGAAGTAAATGGTAATGTAATTGGTATTTGGAGGTCTAAAATTAATAGGGGAGCAGATATTGAAATAGTTGGTGATGGTAAACAAAGAAGAGATTTTACTCATGTAAATGATATTGTAGATGGTTTATATAAAGTGGGAACCATGGGAATAGAACATGAAGATGCTTGGGAATTAGGAACGGGTATAAATTATTCTATTATTGAACTAGCAAAAATGTTTCAAAATAAATTTAATTGTAAAATATCTTACCTTAAAGACCAACCGGGCAATTATAGAGCTACGCTCTGTGAAAGTAAAGATGCTACTAACATTTTAGGTTGGAAGCCTTTTGATAAATTAGAGGATCATATAAAAAGTTTATGAAAATAAGTTATGCAATAACAGTATGTAATGAATACGAAGAGATTCAAAAACTAATATCTACTCTTATGTTAAATATAAGAGAAGAAGATGAAGTTATAGTATTATTTGATAAACAATCAGGTACAGCAGAAGTTTGGGATTATTTAGTTGGATTACAAACTCAGGACTTAATTAAGGCCTATGCTAAATCTTTTAAACATCATTTTGCTGATTGGAAAAACCAACTTACCTCACTATGTAGTGGAGATTATATATTTCAAATAGACGCTGACGAAATACCAGATAAACAGTTAGTAATTTCATTACCTAAAATAATAGAAGGTAATCCTGATAATGAAGTTTATTTAGTACCTAGAGTTAATACGGTAGAAGGTTTAACTAATAAACATATTAAAAAATGGGGTTGGAGAGTAGATGATAAGGGTTGGGTTAATTGGCCTGATTATCAATGGAGGATTTGGAAAAACAAACCAGAAATTAAATGGATAAATAAAGTACATGAAAAATTAGAGGGGTTTAATACTTATGCTTCATTACCTCCTATGAAAGAATTAGCATTATATCACCCTAAAGAAATTCAAAGACAAGAGAAACAAAACGAATATTATAATACACTATAAATGAAAAATAATTTAGAAAAAATAGGAAGTTTATGGGTTGGGGATAAATTATCTAATTTAGAAATTCTTTCAATTAAATCTTTTATATTAAATGGTCATCCATACCATTTGCATGTTTATAACGATATAAAAAACATACCAGAAGGAGTAATCCTTGAAGATGCTAATAAAATAGTACCAGAAAAAGATATTTTTTACGCTCCAGGTAGTAATGGTAGACCTGGATCTTTGGGGGCATTTTCAGATTATTTTAGATTTAAAATGATGCAAGAAACCGGAGGGTATTGGGTTGATACTGATATAGTTTGTATACGTCCATTTGATTTTAAAGACCCTTATGTATTTGCATCAGAAAATACACATAGAGGAGAACAAGAAGCAACTTCAGGGATACAAAAATTTCCTAAAGATTGTGATGCTGTAAAATATTGTGTAGAATATTGTGATTCATTTGAAGATAAAAATAATATTAGATGGGGAGATATAGGTCCTTCTTTAGTTAGAAATGCTATCAAAAAATACAACCTTCAAAAATATATTAAAGATTATAAAATTTTTATGCCAGTTAATTGGTGGGAAGCTAATGAATTTTTTAACCCTAATCCTACATTTCAAATCACCCCTGATACTTATTCTATCCATTTGTGGAATGATGTATGGAGTAGTAATGGTATAGATAAAAATGGAGACTTTCACTCTAATAGCATTTACGAACAATTAAAAAAATGGGTAAACATATGAATATAGATAATAATAATCAACTTTTAAAAAAAATTACTTGTATTAACTATAATAAAAAAGATATATTAAGTATATTACAAAAGTATGGAATGTGTATATTACCCAATTATGTAGCAGATAAAATTTGTGATGTTGCAAAGGAAAAATGTATTAAAAGAGTTGAGGTTAAAGAAGATGTAGATTTTGAAGATGGGTCTTATAGAAGATTTAATGGTAAGAATGTTCCTCCTAAAGGTAGAGGACAAGATAAAAGAGTATATCATGCTGATTGTTTTAGCAACGAAATGGCAGATTTTAAAAATGATAAATTTATCCAATCTATATGTGAATCCTATATGAGTAAAGAAGAATCTCCTTACTCAGTCCATGTTCAAATATATGATAGAAATAATATTCCTAATGATTTAACTAGGGGACCCCATCTTGATTCTTTTGAAACAAACACTTTCAAAGCATTTCTATATTTAGATAATGTTACATTAGATGATGGTCCTACTTCTTATATTCTAGAAACTCATAAAGATAAAACTTTAAGAGAATCAAAACAAAAGGGAAATCCTGGGCCTAAATACCTTAACAAACCTGAAAATAAATCTACTCATCCTACTAATTTTTCATTAGAAGAATTAGGTCAAGAAAGAATTAATAATTGGGTAAAAGTAACTGGAAATAAAGGTGATGTAATTTTGTTTGATACTTGGGGGGTTCATTGTGGTACTAATATTTCTTCTAATGGAGATAGACATGTTATTGTAAATTATTATAAACAAGGTAAAGATTTACCCCGTTCTAATTTTGGTTATGATTATAAAATTGATGAAAAGAATAGTGGAAATTTTAAATGAAACAACCTAAAATAAACATAGTAATATTTGCTGCAGACGCAAAACATTTAAGTTATTTGAATAATGTCATAACAGTAGCATCAAATAATAATTTAAATATATTTGCTATGATATGCCAAGATACAAAATTAAAGTATCCTATTCATCATAAAAATAGATTTCAAATACTAACTAATTGTAACGAAACAAATTCTACTTTTTCAGAAACTTTAGGAATTAATTTACCTTTTAAACCAGATTGGTTAATTGTAAGTAGAGAAAGGTGGGACCCTGAAACGTCTATAATTAAAGAATTTAAACATAAATTTAGTTCTAAAATAGGTTTAGTTGAACCTAACTCAGCTATGATTAATAGTATTACAGGTTTTTTAGAATCCGAATCTAAAAATCGTTTTATAAATGAAATAGATGTATTTTTTGACCATAGCAACTTTATTAAATCTCAACGTAAAATATTAGGTTTTAAGGGAAATACGGTAGTAGTAGGTAACCCAAAACATGATGTTAATTTAGATGTTAAAAAGCAAGATCTTCAACATTTAAAAGATTATTATAAAATTGATCCTAATAAAAAACAAGTCCTATTTTTTACTCTTCAAAATAAATACAGACATAAATTATTTAAAAAATTTAAAGAATTTAAATTCAATCATCCTGAATATCAATACTTTATTAAACCATATCCCGGGGAACCTTTTGATCCTTTATTTCATAAAGATTATTTCCCCAAGTTTTTTATGGAAGGAGTAACACCCATTTTAGAAGAAACACACATTTGGGGAATGTATAATTTATGTGATATTCATGTGGGATGTTTTAGTTCAGTAATGTATTCTTCTTTTTATTTAAAAAAAGAAATTTATGAATACTCAAAAGAAATAGGTTCACATAAAAATTTAGAATCTAATTTTGATATATTAAATAATTCTGGGGGTCATGAAGAATTATTAGATTTATGGTTAAGGTCATTTAACATTAATATAGAAGAATTTAAAAATTTAACTTTAAAAGAAAAAATATTACCTAAATTAGAAAATAATCAAAAAGTTTGGAAAAGCCTAGAAGATTTAGTATCTTACAGGGAAGATATATTAAAACTGTATGATGAATTTAATGATAAACAGGCATCAGAGCGTATAATCGATTATATATTAAATTATGAAAAATAAAACTATATTAATTACGGGGGGAACAGGATCTTTGGGTAAGGCTCTTATTAAAAAATTAAAAATTAATAATAAAATTATTGTTTATAGTCGAGATGAGGGTAAACAAGCTTTATTATTTGGTAATAACCCTGATATTATTAGGGTAATAGGAGATATTAGAGATTATAATAAATTAGATGTAACATTACAACGTCATTCCCCTGACTATGTAATTCATACTGCTGCTCTAAAAAGAATTGATGATATGGAGTTTCACCCTGATGAATGTGTTAAAACTAATATTGATGGGTCTGAAAATGTAGCAAAAGCTTCATTAAAAAATAATGTTAAAAAATGTATTCTTGTTTCTACAGATAAGGCATGTCAACCTGTAAATGTTTATGGGTCTAGTAAATTTATTGCTGAGAGAATTTTTACAAATTATGATTATTATTCTACTAGTACAATCTTTTCATCTGTAAGATATGGAAATGTAATTGCATCACGGGGTTCATTTGTTCCACTATTTATAGATTGGATTAAACAAAATAAAACTATAAGAGTAACATCTGAAGAAATGACTCGTTTTTTGTTTACTTTAGATGATGCAGTAGATACAGTATTAGGGACATTAGAAAATGCTACAGGGGGAGAAGTATTTGTTCCTCAAATTAATTCTTATACTTTACCTATTTGTATTAAAGCTCTAGAATATATTACAAATAAAAAAGCAACTACTAAAGTTATAGGATTAAGACCAGGAGAAAAATTGCATGAAGATATGTTAGCAGAAACAGAACTACCTTTTACATACCAAGTACCTAATATAAATCTTTTACAAATCAGACCCCAATATACTAATAAGTCATATCAAAATTGGGATAAATATAAAGGTCCCCATTTTAACTCTAAATTATGGGTTAAAGAAAATATAGATGAATTAATAGAATTAATTAATAAGGGTTTAATGTGTTAATATATGAAAGTATTTGAATCAAAATTTACTAAAAAAGAATTAGATTTATTAAATCCTATAATTCAAAACGGTCAATTAGGTTTTGGCCCTAATGTATTAGAATTTGAAAAACAATTTACACCCTTTTCTAATAAACAATACAACGTAGCCACTAATTCAGCAAGTGCTTCTGCTTTTATATTATTTTCTTATTTAAAGGATAAGTATGGGGAATGTGATGTCTATACTCCCTCATTAGGTTTTACTTCCCCAGCATGGGCTGCTAAACATTTTGGACATAATATTATATGGGTTGATGTAAATGATAATTTATTGTTTGATATAGATGATTATTACAATAAAAGAAAAATTAGATGCGAAAGATATAGTGATAATAACGTAAAACCTGTATTAATGCCCATTTTATATGGAGGTGTTAGTAATATACCGGGTTTTGATGATATTAAAGGAGGTTACAATGAAATAGTAATAGTAGACTCGGCCCATTGTGTAACACCTACTATAAAAAATAATTTTATCTTTTTTTCTTTTCATCCTTACAAACCTATATGTTCAAGTGATGGGGGAATGATCTCAACAAATAATCTGGAGGCATCCGAATATTTTAAATCTTATAGAAATTTTGGAAGAAAAAATAATAATGAATCCTATGATATTATTCAAGAAGGATTTAAATTTTATATGAATAATTTAAATGCTACTATTGCTTTAATTAGTTTAAAAAAATACAAAAAAGATTTAGAAATTAGGAAAAATAATTATTCTAAATTAGATAATGTTTTATTTCATGATAATAATTCATCTTATTATTTTGCTACAAGATTAGATTTTAATGCTAATAAATTTAATAAAAAAAACCAATTAGCACGACATTATCCATTATTACATAAAACAAAGTATTTTAATAATAACAATAAACTACCTAATACAGAACTATTATATAATAAAATAATTAATTTACCTTTATGGACACATTTGTAATAGCAGAAGCAGGGGCTAATCACAATAAGAATTTTAATCAAGCCTTGAAATTAATAGACGTAGCTAAAGAATCTGGAGCAAGTGCTGTAAAATTTCAAACATATTCATCTGAAACTTTATATAGCAAAAACACACCAGATTTTGCGGGGTATAAAAATATAAATCAATTAATAAAAGATATAGAATTACCTCGTGAATGGCAAAAAGACTTAAAACAATATTGTGATGAAATAAATATTGAGTTTATGTCTACACCTTTTGATGAGCAGGCAGTAGATGAATTAGTAAATTTAGGAGTCAAAAGACTAAAAATATCAGGATTTGAATCTACAGATTGGAGATTTGTGGATATGGTAGCTTCAACTGGTTTGCCTTTAATTATATCTATTGGTATAGGGTTTGAATTTAACAAAATGGGGTATATTTTAGATATAGTAGAAAATTACGGTAATGATTTAACTCTTTTACACTGTAATAATGCTTACCCAACCCCTATAGAGGATATAAATTTAAATAATATAAAAGCTTTACAAGGATTTAAAAATGTTAAGGCTGTAGGATTATCAGACCACACAACTTCAATTTTAACCCCGGCTTTAGCTGTTGCTATTGGAGCAACTACAATTGAAAAACATTTTACGTTATACAAAAATTCCCCTGGTCCTGATCATGCATTTGCATTAGAACCAGATGAATTAAAAAGTATGGTAGATAATATAAAAATTGCAGAAATTATGGTAGGTAGTAATAAAGATAAATATAGTAAATCTGAGTTAGATTTTACTAAAGCTAGAAGATCAATAGTAGCAAAGTCAAATATAAAAATAGGAGATTTATTAACTACGGATAATATAACTACAAAAAGACCTTATATAAAGAATAATGTGCCTGCCTCAGAATGGTTCAATATATTAGGTAAAAAATCTACTAAAAATTACAAATTTGATGAATTTATAAAATGGTAAAAGGAAAAAAAATAATATTAACTCGCGTTGAAAAAGAAAACTTAGAACAGTTACGTAAATGGAGAAATATTCCTGAATTAAGAAAATATTTTAGGGAACATAAAATTATAGGAATAGATAATCAATTAAAATGGTATGAAAATAGGGTATTAGGAGATTCTAACCAATACAATTTTGAAATAAGAACACAAGAAAATAAATTAATAGGTCATTGTGGTTTATATTATATAAATTGGATAAGTAGAACTGGAGAATTTGGGATTTACATAGGAGATAATGATTATAGAAATGGAGGGTATGGTTCTGATGCCCTAAGAACTTTAATTAAATATGGTTTTGAAGATCTTAATTTAAATAGAATTTGGTGTGAAGTATATAGTAATAATGATGCATTAGACGTTTATAAACATATTGGATTTGTATATGAAGGAAAAATGAGAGAAAGTTATTATAATGAAGGTAAATATTGGGATTCTTACATACTAGGAATGTTAAAAAAAGAATTTAATGAAAGATATAAATGACATTTGTATAGTAGTACAAGCTAGGTTAGGCTCACAACGTATCCCTAGAAAAATGATAAAATCCTTTGCAGGGACTACTTTAATTGATATTCTTTTAAATAAACTTGTTAGTTTAAACTCTACAGATTATTCCAAAGTTTACTTTTGTGCCCATGAACAAGAACTTTTAGATATTGCTACTAACTATCCGATTAACATTATAAAACGTAGTAAGGCATCAGCAAATGAAGAAAAAAATATAAAAATTTTATATGAATGGTCTAAGGAAATACCAACTAAACATATAGTAATGGTATCAGCTTGTAACCCATTATTACAGATAAACACTATAGATCAATTTATTTACCAATACCAAAATTCACACAAAGAAGGTGCTATTAGTGTTTATGAATCTAAAAATTACTTTTGGAATTCAAAAGGTAAAATGTTGAATAAATGGCCTAAAGGATTTACTTCTATGAATACTAAATTTGTAGAACCAACTAAAGTAGCAGCCCATTGCATGTATGGGTCTAGAGTAGATTTAATTAAAGAAGGTAATTGGGTTACAAATAAACTACCATATGAACCTGAACTAATAAATATGCCCGAAATTGAAGCTTTTGATATTGATGAACCTTGGCAATTTAAAGTTGCCGAACAATTGTATAAAAATAAAAAAGATTTATGGATAAAATAACATTTTGTATACCAAGTAAGTCAAATTTACGTTACCTAAAAACTTGTATTCCTTCTATTAGAAAAAACGCTTGTAGGAATGACCATGATGTTATAATATTTGTTGACTCAGATGAAGATGGTACAGTTGAATGGTTAGAACAAGTAAAAGATGAATATAATTTAACTTACTACATAAATCCTAAATTAGGGAAAGAATTATATGGTATAGGAAGAGCTTATGATTACTGTATTGAAAAATCTACCACTGATATCTTTATGATATTCCACGCCGATATGATGTTAGGTAAAGATGCTGATTTAAAAGCATTTAATCATTTAAAAGAAAAAACTGTAGTGTGTGCTACAAGAATCGAACCTCCTTTACATCCAAATAATGGAGAAAAAATATTATTAGATTTTGGAATATGGCCTGAAGAATTTAAAGAAGATGATTTTAATAAATATGTAGAAGAACATAAAGAATTAGATAAAATAACTGAAGGTATATTTGCTCCCTGGATGATGTACAAGCAAGAATTCATGGATATAGGGGGCCATGATCCTATAATGCATTCTTGTAGAGAGGACTCAGATGTATTTAATAGAATGTCACTTGCTAGATTTAAATTTATACAACCTTGGAATAGTTTAGTTTATCACCTTACTGGTAGAGGAGCAGGTAGCTTTGATGGAGATGAAGAAAGACATAAAAAATGGCAGGCTGATATGAATAAGTCAACTTTAGAATTTATTCGTAAATGGGGTCAAAATGTTAATCATACTTCTTTAATGAAACCTATAGTTTCACCTAAATATAATATTGGAATTATATTAAAAAACGGTAATGAAACTTTAGTTAAAATATTAGAACCATGGGCTGATACACTTTATGTTGATGAAGGTAATGTTCCTACTTTAATCAAAAATTATATTAATAGTGAACAACCTAATACCGCATTTGATTTATTTGATAGATTAAAACCCTATGATAATGAAAAAAATAGTGAAATATTAGTAGAAGTAGATGGAACCAGTTTTGACCAACAAGATTTTAAAATCTTAACCCAATTACCAGATATAATTAAAGATAGTGGTAGTATTGGAAGATTTAAATTAGGAAATATAATTGTAGAGATTATTCAAATGAACGAATATCAAGATAAATTAATTAAAATAAATTTGGATACTACATAAATAGTTCGTATATTCCGGCCTAATTTTTAAAAGGTTATATATTTATGCAACAGACTATTAAAACCCCCCGTACTGTGAAAATGATCCCATGTATTAGATGTAAAAAAGACATGCCTGAATTAAGGTTAACTAAATTTGGATATGATTTTTGTGTTAACTGTTCAACAGTTGGTGCTAAAAGAGGTGTTCCTGTAACAAGAGGATCAGGTGATCACACTTACACTGAAACTATTGTTATGGAAGAAGATCAATATCAAGATTTTGTATTAGCAACAGCTATCGAACGTGGTGATACTAAAACAGCTAAAGCTGAAATGTTAAATATGGATAAAGAAGAACGTAATTTACAAGGTCCATTCCAAATTATTAACAATACAGATAAAGATAGAAGCTAATGCCTAAGGCAAAACCACTATCTAAAGAACAAATTTTAGCAGCTCAAGCCAAAACAAAATCTAATATGGCTGCTGCTCGTTATCTTCATGTGTCATATCAACATTATAAGAAGTGGGCTAAATTATATAAATTATTTGCGGGTCATAAAAATCAAAGTGGTAAGGGTATTCCTAAATTTTTAAAAGGACCTAAAAAAATGCCCCATATGCTTGAAATAATTGAAGGTAGGATAGCAGCATCTTCATTTGATCCTAATAAACTTAAATATGCTTTAATAGAGCAGGGATATTTATTAGAGGAATGTGCTGTATGTTCTTTTAATGAAAGGCGAGTATTAGATTATAAAATGCCTTTGTTACTTCATTTCCAAGATAATAATAGTAATAATTACAGCCTAGATAATGTTCAGCTATTATGTTATAATCATTATTTTTTAACTGTGGGAGACATTTTTAATGATAAAGATGTTAAGCAAATTGAAACTAAACAGGAACATTTTGGGACTACAGAAAAAGTAGAGTGGGAAGTTGATGATTATCATTTACAACGTTTAAAAGAATTAGGCTTAGATGATGATGATGATGATGTTAACCAATATATTTCAAGAATATGAAAAAAGCAAGACGAGCTAGATCATTAGATAAAAAATATCATAAAATAACTAAAGATTATGATAAACAAAAATCTAGACATTTAGAAAAATTAACTGATAAAATACTTAAAAATGATGAAAAAGCTCAACAGTTAAAATCTAAAACAATGAAAGGTGACTTTCTAAAAAACTTTTAATTATGAAATTTAAACACAATTGGGAATTTGATACTATAGAAGAAGTAAATAATATCTTTAAAGATGGAATGAAAGAACTAAATGATTTAATTGTAGACACTGCTATAAAAAATTTAAAAACAAAAAGAGTAACAATTCCAGTAGTATCTATCTATACTAAAGATGAAGATGTAACATATGATATTATGATTGATCGTCCTGATATGATTGAAACATTAGAACAGAATTTAACTACAATGGAAGAGTATGAAGATTATGAGCGTTGTCAAAAAATTGTTAGTGCCTTAGATTATTTAAAATCAAAATCTTAATTATGAGAACATTTTTATTATTATTTATATTATTTATTGTACCTTCAAATAAACCAATACCCCAAGAATTACCTGTATTAGAGGTTAAAGATATTAAAAAAGAGGTTATTGAAATTAAAGGCATGAATGAATTTTTATTCGCTATAGGACACCAAGAATCAGGTAATAGATATTTTATTGTGAATAGATATGGTTATATGGGTAAATACCAATTTGGTAAATCAACATTAAAAACTTTAAAAATTAAAGTAACTAAAGAAGCATTTTTAAATAGCCCTGATTTGCAAGAGTATGCAATGCAACAGCTTTTAAAATATAATAAAAAGAAATTACAAAATTATATAGATAAGTTTGATGGTCAAACTATAAATGGTATTTTAGTGACAGAGTCAGGTTTATTAGCAGCTGCTCATTTAGGAGGAGCTGGTAGTGTTAGAAAATGGTTTAGAAATGGTAAAGTAAGAAAAGATGGTAATGGAGTTAAAATAACTACATACATGCAGCGTTTTTCTGGATACACATTATATTTATGATAAAAAGATTATGGCACGAATTGTTGTATCGGATTACAAAGCTAATAAGCGTAAAAAACGACCTGGAGTACACTCAAAAAATAATACAAGTAGAAGTAAACAAAGCAAAAACTATGTCAAAGCATATAGAGGCCAAGGGAAATAGAATGCAACTAAGTACAATAGCATTATTTAATCATATGACTGAAGAAGATTTTATGGCAATCCATAATGCGGGTCAATTAAAGAATTTATGTATGGCTTTAAGTCTAGATTTACAATCAATTAAAGATGAAAAATTTAAAAATAATAACACTTACTCAGCATGAATGGAATGATGCTATGAAACTTCCTACACCTCATAGGAATAAAAAGAAATACTATAAAAAAATAAAACATAAGAAAAGCGGCGACCAATTTGGTTGCCGCAAATATTTTTCGTATATTCACGTATAAAATAAAGGTTA